CACCATCATTGTTAATTTTGTAGAAGCTGTATCGCCCCTTGAGATGGTTTGCCGCCGCCGCCTGAGTTCTTTGGCGATCAGCATAAGGTACAACAAACCACTCTAGTGGTTGCATTTGCTCAAATCTTTCTCGCCAAGGGGAGCGCCGACCACGAATATTAATTGGTTGGGGAGCACTACCTCTTTGAACAACATGATAGTTTGTATTACTTTCAGAATCTAAATAACGCATAACAATTTCTCCGTATAAAATTAAGGGTGAGTGGTTGACTTGTAAGCGGAGCAATAGCTTACCATTTTAAAGCATAGCGCCAACCAAACTATGCTCACCCAAGGTGGGTTAAACTGATAATATAATTACAGCAACGACTGTAAAAACATAAGAGCCGAACAATAATAAATTTCTTGTTTCTTTGTATTTAACTTCATTAAGATTCATTAGGAATCTCCTTTAATTTATGTTTAGTTCCTCTAACTTTCTTTGAAGATTTCTTACGGTCTTTAAAGACTTTAGCTTTGTTAAACTTATTAGCATTTTTTGCTACAAAATTATCTTTCATTTTAAAGACCTCAAAAAAAACCCCGCCGAAGCGGGGTTATAAAGATTACTTACGAATCGTAATCAGCTTTTTGAACTGAGCAGGAACTCGCTTGGCTTTGAAGAACTTTTGAGCCTCGCCATGAGTCATTTGAATATCTTGTTCGTTATAGAACTTGTACAAGATAGCTTTGAACATACGAGTTGCCATGTATGTTTTTGACTTGTCACCTTTGGTGTGCAACAAAGCAAAGTGATATGCAACACCATTAAATTGGCGATATGAAGCTGGCTTGTTGGGGTCGAGAGTAGAATAATCGAACTGAGACATAAGCACCTCCAAGTGCAATGAAGTTTAGGTTGGTTGCTAAAGAGCAGAGAACCGGCTGGCAGTCCTCTAAGGGCTTCTAAGTTTAAAACCCCTTACCCTGTAAGGGGGTTTTAAACTAAGAATCCCTAAAGCCGTCGAGGGTAGCAACACCAAATGTAGCGCCACCCTTCTTAGAAAACGTACTGTAGTGCAAAAACTTTGTAGGGTTTGCATCAATAATATCTTCAACAAAATCATCTACAGTAGCATCAAATGCAAGTACCGTAGTATTTGTAAAAAACTCTGGTGTTAAACCACTGTCGGTCAACTCGTAAATTACTACGGTATCTACCATTTCTTCAGTCATTTAAAATATCCTCGTTGTGAGAGAAACAATTTTTGATTTCGTTCAAGCAAGATATTGCATTAAATAAATCCCAAGCCCCTTCAAAATCTACATTAGGGTCCATCTGAGAGTTCATAATTTTTATAGCTCTATCAAGGCGTTGCGTAATCCAATCTGCAACTTCTTGTTGTGTCATCTCGTCAGCCATCGCCGCCTCCTTTAAGACCTTCTAAAGTTTTAAAACCCCTTTACCCTGTAAAGGGGGTTTTAAAACTAGAAGGTCTAAAGCCTCAGTCGATTAATTAATTTGAGCTTCGTGATCTATAATTAATAAAAATAATCTCCATTCACACTCTGGCATTTCTAAAACATTTTTATTGTATCTTTGTTGTGCTAATGTAATATCTGAAAAATCACTGTCTCTATGCCATTGACCACACTTATCATAAAATTCACGGTATTCAATAACAAATTCCATATCCATAATTAATCTCCGATTAAGAATTTAAAGTTAAAAAAAAACCCCCAGCGTTAGCTGGGGGCTGTGAAGACTTTGAAGAACTCTTAAGAGTTCTTCAGAAGCATTTGGACAGCGGCAGTCAAGTCAGCGACTTGAGCCTTCAGAGCTTGAAGCTCTGTATCTTCGGCGGAAGCCTTCGGCTTCGGTGAAGACTTCCTTGAAGTCTTGGGAGAAGCCTTCGGAGAAGGCTTTGAAGACTTCGTAGAAGTCTTGGGCTTCGGAGACTCCTTTGGAGTCTCGTCAGTGGTCAGCAAGGCCGTAAAGTTCTTAGGAACTTTACGTGCCTTGAAGAACTTCTGAATTTCGCCATGAGTCAGTTTCTTTCCAGATTCCTCTTGGAATCTGTAAAGAACTGCGGTGTACTTCTTGGTCAGCATGAACGAATCCTCTGGATTCGTCATCTTCGCAAAGCGATTTGCAATCGCTGAGATCTGTCGAGGGGTAGCCTCTTTAGAGGCTGGGATGTTGCTGAAGTTTGGCTTCGCCATAATCAATTCTCCGAATTGTAAGTTTTGTTGCCCCAGCCAAAGGCTGAAGCGGCTTGTCGGAGAGTCCCTAAGTCTTTCTAAACTCTCCTCACTAAAGTGAGGGAGAGTTTGAAAGACTAAAGGGTTGCGGCTTGTTTTAAAAATCCTTAAGGATTTTTTAGACGTATATGTGAAATCTAAAAAAATCTTTGATTTTTATAGATTTTTTAAAGATCTTTAAAAATTCTTAAGAATTTTTAAAGATCTCAGAGATGGCAACCAGAGTCTCCAAAGATCTCTAAGATCTTTGGAGACTCTGGCAGTGGATTCTTAAAATATTTTATAGACTAAGGTCTATAAAATTTTTTAAATTTACTAGCCCTTCAAATTCTTTGAAGGGCTAGGCAGGTCACCACCCCCCCTACCATATATATATACTCATTCACGCACAATTTAGAAGATTCTGAGTGTCAACCAGTTTGTCGCCCCACTCCAAAGGCTTTAAAGTGGGGGCTGAGACTATATGTGCCGGTGGGGCTACATAATCTATTATACACTCCAAAACAAATTTTGTCAAGTTTTTTCAAATATAACTTGACAAACTTGTAAATCAGGTATATAATAACTAATATGAATAAAGAATTGACAACAAAACAGCAATCTTTTTTGGACAACCTAGTTTCCTGTAATGGGGATACTAAACGTGCCGCAGAATTAGCGGGGTACGCTGAAGGCTCATATACATCCGTAGTTAAAGCTCTTAAAACAGAAATAATAGAACTAGCTGAGAATATATTAGCCCAGAATGCCCCCAAAGCTTCTCTAAAGCTCGTTGAGGTTATGGATAGTACAGACCCTATACCTCAAGCTAACGTCCGTCTACAGGCCGCTCAGACGCTCCTAGACCGTGTTGGCATAGCTAAGACAGATAAGTTAGATGTTAATTTGCAAAACTCTAATGGACTTTTTATACTACCAGCTAAACAAGAAGTAGTTATAGAAGGTCGATATGAAGAGGCGTAGTAGTAGTACCATCCCGTTTGGATATAAGCTAATGGAGGATGGGGTACATTTAGAAGAAATTGAGGATGAATTAAAAGCCCTCAATAAAATTGTACCGTTAGTAAAAAATAAGGTTATCTCGTTGCGTGAAGGAGCCACATGGCTTGAGTATGATACGGGACGCCCAATCTCACACACAGGATTAAATAAAATAGTTTCTAAGTATGAATGATTGGGAGGAAAACCCTGATGCGTATATGCGAGACGACAACGGGGATTTTATACTTAAAAAGGATGGAACACCTCGCAAAAAAACTGGCAGACCCAAAGGTTCGTCCGGTAGAGGCTACAACTACCACTCCGAAACCAAGGCCAAGATTGATGCAAGAAAAGTTGTACGAAAAAAAGAAAAACGGTTAGCGCAGGTACGCACCAAGCTTGAAAACTATAAACGGTCACTTGACACTTCTAAGAGTACGTTGCAGAAAATAGAAGGAAAAGAGGCAAAAACGGAAGGTAAAATAACAACAACAACTGCCGACTTGCCCAAGGCGTTAAGGACTGTCGCAGAAGAGAATGTCATCTTTAGGCCCAACGATGGCCCACAAACTGACTTTCTCGCCGCTTCTGAGACTGATGTTTTGTATGGTGGTGCGGCTGGTGGAGGCAAGAGCTATGCGATGTTGGTTGATCCTCTTCGCTATGCTCATCGGGGAGCGCATAGGGCATTAATCCTGCGGCGTTCTATGCCAGAGTTACGAGAGCTAATAGACAAGTCTCGTGAACTCTACCCGAAAGCCTTTCCCGGTTGTAAGTACAAAGAAGTAGAAAAGCTCTGGAACTTTCCGTCTGGAGCTAAAATAGAATTTGGATTCTTGGAGAGAGATGCAGACGTATACCGCTACCAAGGACAAGCGTACAGTTGGATTGGTTTTGATGAGATTACGCACCAAGCTACAGAGTTTTCTTGGAACTACTTGGCTTCTCGACTGCGTACAACAGATCCAGAGATTGTACCATATATGCGGTGTACCGCTAACCCCGGTGGTGTTGGAGCGCATTGGGTAAAGAAAAGATACATAGACGCTTCACCACCTAACGAAACCTTTGTAGGTTCAGACGGTCTTAGTAGAAAGTTTATACCAGCACGGCTAGACGATAATCCGTATTTAGCGCGTGACGGAAGATACGAACAAATGCTGAAGGCGTTGCCCCCAACGCAACGGCGACAGCTACTAGAAGGTGATTGGGAGGTTGCAGAAGGTGCGGCCTTC